GGGATTTTAAGTATTGGACGGACGAGAGCGATTGGCCGCAATATTTAAAGGATAATAGGGAGAAATACGGTCATTTACTTAAAAAATAAGGATAGTTATAATATAAATAATAGTAGAGTGAAGATATGACTTACGAATTATTAGAAACTCCGATTAAGGCGGTAGAAAATCGGCAACCTGATGGAACATTTGGGCCAGGTAATAATGCTAATCCTAAAGGTCGTCCTAAGGGTAAAAGTCTTAAAGAATTTTGGCGACAAAGATTTGCCGATATGTCTGATGAAGACAAGTTGGCTTTTACTAAAAAAGTGGCTCCAGAGATTATTTGGAAGATGGGAGAAGGCAACCCTAAAAATGATGTTGATTTAAACGCTAAAGTAACTATTGCGGATATTATTAAGGAAATAGAAGATGAAGGAACTCTTGAACAAACATTGGAGGATGAACAACCTTTACAAGATACGGGACAAAAAGAAGAATTTGATAAAGTTTCGGCGGAACAAAGTTCAGCAACACTTCAATCAGAATCGGTGGTCGAGAAATTTAATTCTTAAATCTCGGCAACTTGGTTTTACCACCGAAGAAGCTATTGATTCGTTGGATGATGTTCTTTTTACCCCGAATACTGAATGTCTGTTGATTGCTCATAACCTAGACGCGGGTAAGGCGATATTTGATAAGAAGATAGAGTTAGCTTGGAAGAATGTTAGACCGGAGATTAGAAGTTTGTATAAAGTAGATGCTAATTCCGCCCAGACTTTAAAATTTGAATACGGTGACGGGACATTCAGTTCTATTGCGGTAGATACCAACGGCCGGTCAGGAACTTATAACCGAGTTCATATTACCGAGTTCGCCGATGTCTGCAAGAAGTTTCCCAATAAAGTAAAAGATATTTTAGAAGGGACAATACCGGCTGTGCCGACTGAAGGTCGGGGGGATATTGAATCAACTTCACAGGGGGCATCGGGTGAATTCTATGAAATGTTTATGCAGGCGTGGGAACGTGGCGAGCCTAAATATCCGGTAGAATACAAGGCGCATTTTTACAACTGGCAATGGGATGAGGAGATAGATTTGATTATTCCTGAACCTAATCTGCCAGATAAATTCAAGGAATACCAAAAATTAAATAAGTTATCCGATAAAGAAATCAGTTATTATTACCAGAAATGGCTGTCACTTAACCAGAGTTGGAACAGTTTGCATAAGGAATATCCGACTACACCGGAGGAAGCATTTGAAATTATAGTTGAAGGCTCGTATTATGGAGAAGAAATTGGCAGGATGGAACGGGAAGGAAGAATAGGGATAGTGTCGCACGACAGAGCTTTAAAGGTTCATACAGTATGGGATTTGGGAATTGGTTCTAATTTAAGAATTGGATTTTATCAACGCACTCGTGAAGGTCAGTTAAGGCGAATAGACCATTGGTTTGGTCAGGGTAGCGATGGTATGCCGGAGGCAATCGCAATCGTTCTTAAAAAGCCATATGTTTACGGTTCGCATTTCGGCCCGCATGACTTAGAGGCGACTGACATCTCAACCGGCAAAAGTCGTAGAGAAACCGCAAAGAACTTAGGAATTAGTTTTAAACTTGTTCCTGATATTCATATAGACGATGGTATCAACGCGGGACAGGTAATGTTAAGTCAGCTTTGGGTGGATAAAGAAAATAACAAGGAATGGATTAAATCAATGAAGAATTACTGCCGTGAATGGGATGACAAACGCGGAAGCTATAAAGATATTCCTTATCATAATTGGGCTTGTTTTACGGGAGACACTAAAGTATTGACACATAACGGAATATATCCGATAATGGAAGTAGCCTCTAATGGAGAGGTATTAACCAAAAACGGATGGAAAAAATACAACAATTTAGGTATAACAGGGGAAAATGCGCCACTTGTGGAAGTAGTATTCAACGACAATACAAAGGTGAGATGCACGCCGGAACATTTGTTCTTGACGGAAAACGGTTGGAAATCCGCAGACAAGTTAGAGAAGGGTTCAGTGATTCAGTCATCCTTGACCTTATCACGCAGTATTGGGATGGCGGGTTATATCGTTTATGGCCAAATGAAAACTATTTTTCAAGAGGTGGTAAATATTTGCATAGATTGGTTTGGCAAGATGCCTTTGGTGAAATTCCTAAAGGTTGTCACATTCACCATAAAAATAGTGATACAAAAGACAACCAATTATCCAATCTTGAATGTATTGACGCAAAAGAACATTTATCTTTTGAATGGAATAAACGAAAATCCAACATTAAAGAGCATTTTTCACCCAAAGCCAGACAACGAGCCGCAGAATGGCATAAATCAGAAGCAGGCAGATTATGGCATAGTAGACTTGCTAAACGAGTGCAAGGATGGAAAAAATGGAAGAGAGAACCAAGAGAATGTTTATGGTGTAAAAAATCTTTTGACTGTCTTATTAGAAATAGTGGTTATACTCAAAAGTTCTGTCATCCAAATTGTAAAGCCGCTCACTATCGCAACAATAAATAAATTAGAAAGAACAGCGAATGTATATGACTTAAATGTTCCAAATGAAGAATGTTTTTCTTTAGTAAATGGGGCTATTGTGCATAATTCCCACGATGCTGATGAATGGCGGTATGCTTCATTGGTTGCGGATAAAATGACAAATGACACACAAATACTAAATAGGCCTTTTTATGATAAAATGGACGAAATTTGGGAAGGTGAACCTAAAAGTGTAGAACGATATGACGGATAACGAAATTGATAAACAAACCAACGAAGAAACAATACAGGAATACGGGCAAGCTTTCGGTGTTAAGACTGAAAAGGAAGGCTGGTATGGTAATGAACTGCAAACTAAGCCAACTCTAATGGTTGACCCGGGGACAGGTAAGGCTTTAATTTTACGAACCTTTGAGTTTGCCAAGAATCCGGAATTTAAGACTAAGGCAATCACTAAGCAAGAATTATTTAATATGCATTGGCGGCAAATTAGAGTAATGCTTTGGGGTGACGGATTGGTTCCCAATGAAGATGCAGAGCCGAGAATTGTGATAGATAAGGATAAGTATAGAATATTCATACTTTGCCAACCCAAATTAAATACTTTTGTTGCCGATAAACTTAAAACCTTACAGGATATATTTAAAAAGAAATAATTTTAGGTAGTTGACTTGTAAGAAAAATCTCTTATACTAAAAGAGTAAAGGCAATTAAAACGGCGAAAGGCTGTTTTTCTTTTATGCTAGAAAACTCAAAAGAAAATAAATTACCTACAAAACTGAAATATATTCAGGATTGCTACGAAGAATCTCGTAATTTTCTTGAGACTTGGAAGCGGCGTAAGGTTAAGCAATTAGTCTTACTTAACAATTTACAGCGAGGCGACCAGAATATAGCGTCCACTCTTTTAGTGACGCTTTTTAATCGTGTGCTATCCAGTCTTTATGACGATAAGATTCAGGTTAAATTCCTGCCTTCACAAGGAATTACTCAAGAACAGTTAAACTCTTATAATGTTTTAGCTCAATCTGACTATTTAGAAATGGGTAAAGCTAAACTTGATTATGACTGGTGTTGGGACGCTTTATTTTTCAATCGAGGCTATATGGAAACTTTGCGGTTTAATAAAAAACGTAAGATTATGGAGCCGCATGTCATCAATCCTTTAGTTTTTGGTTATGACCCTTATTTTGAAAATATTCAAGACTGGAGATACTACTGGAAATGGATTACCAAGTCTAAGGTTGAAATAAACCGACTAATTAAAAATGGCACAATTACGGGAGTTAAGAATCCAGAGGAAATTCCATCAGGCGTGGACGAGTATTTGTGGAATTATAAAATTTTACGTGACCAAGCTAAAAAAGCTGTGGACCCCTCGGCTGATTCTATGGGCGGCGATATTTATCAAATTTTAGAGTTTTATGGTTATAACGACGAAGGTGAAAAATGTGTATATTGGCTTGACCGAAGTTTTAGCAAAGTCTTGTGGGAGGATAAACTGGATTTGGACGATATGGTGTTTGAGAATCCCAGCAACGATAAGAAAGAAGAAAAAGGGAGTAAGTGGCCGATTGCCGTTAAGGAAGCGTTCAGGGAACCGCACGCTTCGATAAATTTCGGTATTGCTGACTTGCTTGAAGATAAGCATAGAGCTAAATCAGTCTTGTTGAATTTGGCATTCATTGCGGCTAAAGACCAAGCCAATCCTATTTATGGTTATAATCCAGACAAAGTAAGAGATATAACCCAGTTTTTCTCACGTCAAATCAATCAGCATATTCCTATGGACGATGAAACTGCCGCATGGCCTATGAATAAAGCAAGCACTATGTCGCCGGAACTTATCCAATTTATTTCCATGCTCCAGCAGGAAGCTAATGCACCGATTGGCACGGGAGTTGTCTTGCAACCACAAAAAACTAAGACTTCCAATACGGCTACGGAAGCGGCGATTGACCAACAATTAAATGATATGGCCCAGAGTTTGCAGTCTAAGATTATGCAGTTTGGCGAAAGCGAATTTTGGTCGCATTGGTTCCACCGTTACGCTAAATATGGCCCAGAGTTAGAAGAAAAAATGGCCAACATTGTAGGCGTAAAAGGTATCACATCTCAAATGATTGATTTAAAAGACTTTAATACTGATTATCCGCCCGGAGTGAATGTTTTCAGCGCAAAAGAAGCGGAGTATAAGGAGTTAGTCTTAAGACGGGATTTGACACAGTTATATCCGGCTCTGATGCAGTCATTAGACTCTGATGGGTTGCGGAATTTTAATAAGCACGTGTTCTTTCCTAAATTTCTGCAAGACCCAAGCCTTATAGACGTAATACTACCTAAAACCATTGACGAAATTAAGGCTGAAACGGAAAATGAGCAGTTGGCTAATAATGAATTTGTGAATGCTTTGCCGACTGATAATCATACAACTCATATTTATACTCATCAGATGTTGCAACCTAAGACTTGGGCTGTGTGGTTTCACTTAGCTATGCACGAACAATTATTAGCCCAACAAAAGGCTATGGAGATGCAAGCCCAGCAAATGCAGTTAATGAATTCTCAAGTGGTTGACAATAGTAAGCCTATTAATGGTAAAATTAATGTAAGTACGGAACGTAAATCACCAATAGCGGCAACTACGCCTCTTAAAACTGAATTCAGTCCGCAGACAGCGATGAGGCAAGCTCCATCAGCATAATCCTTTAAATTTAAAATGGCGAAACAACGGCGAAAAACTATTCGGAGTTTTCTATAGGGACTCGGAATACGTGTTACTTCGCCGTTTCGCGTATTCCGAACCCTTAAAAGACTCTGAAAGGAGTTTTTTTAATTAAGGAGAAAAAATATGGCAAGAACAAAAAAAGCAGATTTTACAGAGCCGATATTAGACTCGGCGATGGCTTCCGTTACTACTGACGAAAAAGTAGTAGTAAAAAGTGATTTTATCGCTCTTTTAGAACTCAATATTGATTTAGGTCGTCAAGACTTAAACAATATGGTCGGTAAGCTAGAGGATAAAATCAACGAGTTGGTAAGGAAATCAAACAAATAATATGGCATTGCAATACGCGCCTCGTTTACCTGTAGACGCAAGTGGCCAGCCAATGCAGGAATATCCTTCACCTAAATTGGCTCTTGCTCGATATGCTTCGGAGAATTCGTCAGTTTCTTCAGTTGTCAGCGTTACGCACGATACTACTGCGGTAGAAGTAGCCGCGATTGGCGGTCCTGCGGTTCTTAAATGGATTACTGCTGGAAGCACCAATCCCAGCGTTATAAGCATCGCGGGCGGGACAGCCAATTTTGACCATGTAGTTGGCACGGGAACGGTGCGGAGATTTGTTATTCCGATTGAAAGCATGACGACTCCAAGTAGTGTGCAAGGTGTTAATCGTTTGAACGGACTTTATCAACGGGTGGCAATTAAATCAATAGGCGTAGCAAGTGTCCTATTGGCGGAGTTCTAATATGCCTATCGTAAATGGAAAACATTTTCCTTACACAAAAAAAGGAAAAGAAATGGTTAATAAAGCCAAGAAGCACCATTCCGGTAAGGGCACTAGAGCCAGACTAAATACGGTTGCGGAGAAGTATATGTTTAATTCAAAAGCAAGTTCATAGGTCGATTATTAATTAAGAAAAATATGTCAATAAGATTACCTTTACAGACAGTTTTATCGGTAAATAATTCAACGATAAACGCGACAGGCCCTGCTTCTGTCGCAGGAGGAGTGGCACACGAACTTAATCTCCCTCAAGACACGGATAATGTGGTGGTTAAATTAACCGCTTCTGTTATGTCTGGTGGGGTTTCAGCCACTTTTCAAACTACAGATGACGGCGGAATCACTTGGTATGACGTTGCGAGAACCAGTATCGTATCCAATGCGCCTAACACCAACGCGGAATGGTTATCAATTCCTGTAGTTGGAGTTGGGGTCAGAACCGGCGTTGTTGTGCCTAGTGTGGTAGCTGTCGGCAGTGTAGTTAGTTTTGGAAGTGTTTTTGGTGCGACAGGACGAGCGGCGGCTTCAACACTTGGACAACTGGAAGTATCAGGTCTTCCGATTTTAAGCACAAGAAATCGTATCTTCCTACGCTATACAAACGCTGTTACCAGTATTATTAGTGAAGCAGTGACCGTTTCGGTTAATAACCAATCGCCACGCTCTTAATGAATAATTCTAAAATCGCAATCGATAATATTTCTCTTGATATGGAGGAAACGCTTGATATTAAGCCTATGCTCCGGCAAAAGGAAACTGAATTAACTGAAATTATCGAGGCGATAGAGCATATTAGCGGGTCGGACTACTGGAAGATTTTACAAAACAAAGTCTTAAACGGCGTTTTGGAGAATTTACAGCACCGACTCCGCAGTGAAAAAAATCCAACTGAAATTTACCGTTTGCAAGGGCAGATAGTCTGGGCCGAGAAGTATACTGACCTAGACAAGATGACCCAAGCTTATAGGCAAGAATTAAGTAATGTTAGGAGTAAACTCAATGAAAACAATTGAACGACAAGGCACAGTTTCGGTTCCTTTTACTCATCATTATCCTGAAATTAGGGGTGGAACTTGCGAGTGGTGTGGGGTGAAAGACCCAACCCAGCCTGCTACCATCCAATATCAACTTTGTGACCACTTTAAAGGCTTGGGTGAATTACGATGTTCATATTGCGATGAGACCAGAAATCCCGAAGATGTGATTTATCATGCCACGCTTAATGTTCACGATCATCCCGACAATCCAGATAAATTAGTGGTAGTGTGTGATTCCTATGACTGTTCGCAAAAGCACTTAGCTCGCTTTAAATTATCAAAGAGCTAAATTCTTAACTTAAAGCTTAGTCCGCTCCAAGTTAATGATTAAAAAGACTAAATCTTATTGCAGGATTCGCCTCCTGCTTTAATGGAGAATATATGGCTGAAGAACTAGATCTCGATACTGAAATAGAGACAGAAATCGAGACAGAAGTTAATAAGACAGAGAAAAGAATTAAAGACCTTTCCGAAAAAGTTAAACTGACGGCTGAAGAGCGGGATGAGCAAATAAAGCTTTTAACCGAGCGTGATGTCCAGCTTGCCAAAGCTAATAAAGAAATAGACTTCTTTAAAAATTTTTCCCCAATGACTTCTAAATACCAAGCTGCTGGCGAATTCCAAGATAAAATCAAGGAAAAAGTTATGGCTGGATATGAGGTGGAAGACGCGACAGTTGCTATTTTAGCCAAAGAAGGCAAATTAACTGTTCCAACTGTTTCTCCACCGCCAAAAGAAAATCCTGCCGGCGGCTCCGCCTCTAATACTATTTCAGCAGGAGGTGAAAAGCCACTTGCTGAAATGACACGGGATGAGAAACGAGCGGCTTTGGTGGAAGCTGAAGCTAGGGGAGATATAGGTTTAAGTTAATAGGAGTAGGTCGGAAAACTTAAAATTTATGGCAGTCACAGTTCGTGGGTCAGGTTGGGGCGGTGTTTCATATAACCAGTCCGCACTTTTGGTTTCATATATCAATGACGAAATCAAGGTGCTAGAACCTGACCTTAAATATGCCCGCTTGGGTGTAAAACGGGATGCCCCAAAAGGATATGACCGTATTTTATTCCCGCAGACAAACCAACTTCCTGTTAAAATTAATATTCCAGTTCCGTCAGTTGGAACAAGCACTAGCGTAGTAGCTGGTGGTTCTGTTTGGGGAGCAGGTGCTAGTGTAATTGGCGATGTAAACGCTCCTGTTTCCTCATCTTTCGGTGTGGCCGCAATTACAGAGGGAACTAATCCTACCGCTGTAACTTGGGGTGCGACATCATACAGCTCGACTGGAACTCAATATGGTATTTTAGTGCAGGTTACCGACCTTTTGGTTCATAACTCCGCTATCGAAGTGGTTGATTCCGCTTCAATGCAGGTTAGAAACGCTTTAGCTCGGTTAGTTGACACGGTAATTCAAGGTGTAGTTAATGCCGGAACTAATGGCGTGATTTATGGTGGCAATAAAACTGCTCGCGCTGACTTAGCCGCAGGCGACACTATTACCCAGACTGAAATGGGACGAGCATACAAGATGTTAGCTTCATCTAACGCGGCGGGACTTAAACCGTTTGAAGGCAAGTATTATGTGGCAATCATTCATCCACAAGTGGAAGGCGACCTTATGGCCTCTACTGGAACCGGCGGATGGGTTGATGTTGGCCGGTATTCTTCAGTTGATGACCTAAGAGCAGGTGCGATGGGTGATTTCAGAGGTATTAGATACCTTAGAACTGCTTGGCAGAACTACTTTAACTCAACGGTTGATGTTTTCCCGACTACAGTCCTAGGTGACCAGTCATTTGGTTGGGGCTTCTTCCAGCAACCAACGCCAATCTTGGTTACGACTCCTGATTCCAATAATCCTTTGAATCTTTACACTTCTATCGGGGGCAAGGTCACGTTGGGAGTTACGAGGTTTGAAGATACGCTTGGAACACAGAGGATCGAAAGAGTTGAAAGCGCAATTTCTAATTAGAATTTAGTGCTTTATCTCTCCCCCTAATCGACCAGGGGGAGGATATAGAGCATTAAAAGCACTAAATGGTACTCTCAACCCCACTTGCCTTTGCCCGCGCTCAAGCCCAAACTGATTCAAATGGCTTAACTGATTCAAATGCCATTATTTTTGCCAATGAAGCTTTAGAGGATTTTCACCGCAAACTGGTAACCGCAGGAGTGGATGCTGCGGCACAAGTTCTCCGCTTGAGGAATGGTTCGGGAACCACTGAAGTTATGACTGCCTTAGCAAACGGCAACGTCGGCATCGGGACGACGGGACCTACCATGCCTTTGCATGTATATAAAGCAT